TGCAGGGGCCTACGAGTTCCTGTTGAACAAAGACGTTAACTTCATCCGGCAGGCATACCCAACGCCAACCAGTACCGGTATTCCGAAATACTACGCCCTGTTCGGCTCGCAGTCCAACGACCCAAACGAGTTGACATTCATCTTGGGGCCAACTCCCGGAGCCACATACGGGGCCGAGCTGCACTACTTCTACTACCCCGAGTCGATCGTCACTGCGGGCACGAGCTGGCTTGGCGACAACATTGACTCGGTGTTGCTGTACGGCACACTGGTGGAGGCGTACACCTACATGAAGGGCGAGGCAGACATCATGTCGTTCTACAACACCAAGTACATGGAGGCACTGGGGTTGGCCAAGCGCTTGGGCGATGGCTTGGAGCGTTCCGACGCTTACAGAAGCGGTCAGTTCCGTGCACCGCCCCTGCCACAAAACAACGGGGTAACTTGACATGGCAATCCTTCAAACCGCAACAACGTCGTTCAAGGTTGAGCTGCCGCAAGGCATCCACAACTTTGGCCCCACATCGCCTGACACGTTCAAAATTGCCTTGTACACGGCCGCTGCCGACCTTGGCTACGCCACTGCGGTATATACAACTACCGGAGAAGTTATTGGCACAGGCTACACGGCGGGCGGCAACACGCTGGTCATCAACGTCACACCGGTAGCCGCAAACAACAGCTCCAACGTACCGACGGCCTACTTTAGCTTTGCCAACACATCGTGGACGAGTGCCACATTCACAGCCCGCGCAGCGCTAATTTACAACAGCACTGAGGGCAACAAGTCCGTGGCTGTGCTCGACTTTGGCGCTGACAAGACCGTGAGCAACGACACCTTCCAAATCATCTTCCCAACCCCAGATGCCAACAGCGCCATCGTGCGCATCTCGTAAGGACAAATCATGGAACACAGCAAAGCCCAAGACAGCATCACAGCAGGTCTAATTACCCAGCGCACCGGCAGCGAGCGCATGGGTGCTGGCGGCGTATTCACCGTCACTTGCGTGGGCGCAGATGGCCAAGAGAAGTGGTCTGACACCTTCCATAACCTTGTGGTCAATCAAGGTCTGCAAGACATGAACAGCAAGTACTTCAGTGGTTCCGCATACACTGCTACTTGGTACTTGGGTTTGGTGCAAGGCCCCGGCTCCGGTACAACATTTGCCGCTGGCGACACCCTTGCCACACACGCAGGCTGGACAGAGTTGGTTCCCGGTACGGCTTACACAGGTAACCGCAAAGCAGTGACATTTGGTACAGCCACCACGGCTGATCCATCAGTGATCTCCAACAGCGCCTCTCCTGCTTCGTTTGCCATGCTGGTAAACGGTACGGTGGTTGCTGGTGCTCTGCTCTCCAGCGTGGCAACGGGCACATCCGGCATCTTGTTCTCGGCAGGCGACTTTACTGGCGGCGACAAGACCGTGGACAGTGGCGACACACTGAACGTCACGTACTCCTTCTCGCTCGACGCAGCCTAACGGGACGTGCGGTGTTTGGTGATGTCACTTTTGCCCAAACACCCTTCGCCGCGCTAGGCGGGAACACGTTCGCCGTCGCACAGGATGAGACGGCCACTGCAACTTCGTTGGTGGATGTTTTAAGTTTATTACGCGGCGCACGAATTGATGAAGCCGTAACGGGCCAAGCCGCACAGACGGCGACAAAGATCGCGGTTGCCAATCAATCGGAATCCGCAACGGCAACAAGCGTGCAATCGGCCATTGCCGTCATGTTGGCAAATGTTTTGGAGCAGGCCGGGGCCACTGATGCGCAGACAGCCGTTGGCACTTTCTTGGCCGCACAAGCTGAATCTGTTTTTGCCGCCGCAGCGCAGGCCGCAGGCGCTACATTTTTTGTTGCGCAAGCAGAGGCGGCTACTGGCACTGACAGCGCTGCGGGGGGGTTGTTGATTTTTGCGGCGATTGCAGAGAGCGCCACCGGCACAGCAATCCAAGTAGCGCAGATCAGCGTGAATGCGTCAATTGCAGAGGTGGTCAGTGCCCTAGATATATTGGGTGTCCTCAAAATCGCCAACGTGTATCTAACAGGGGTGCAGCTCACAATCAGCATCGGCGGGGTGCTGGTGTGGGGGGTAATTGACGACAATCAGAACCCAAACTGGCAAAATATCGTGAATGCGCAAGGCAGCGGCTGGGTCGTCATCAACGACAGCCAAGTCCCCGGCTGGAACAACCTGCCATCGTAAGGAACCAAAATGGCTTTAGTCCTCAAAGATCGCGTCAAAGAAACCACTACCACAACTGGCACGGGCACAGTAACCCTCGGGGGTGCGGCGGCAGGCTTTCAGTCATTTGTTGTCATTGGGAATGGCAATACCACGTACTACGCAATTGTGGATGCGGCAACGGGAGACTGGGAAGTAGGTATTGGCACGTACACCTTATCGGGCACCACGTTGTCCCGTACTACGGTACTGTCCTCAAGCAACAGCGGGGCGCTGGTAAATTTTTCTGCGGGGACAAAAGACGTTTTTTGTACTTACCCAGCGGAACAGGCGGTTACGCTTAACGACGCTCAGACGTTGACCAATAAGACTTTAAACAGCCCCACACTGGTAACGCCAGCCTTGGGTACACCTGCATCGGGTGTGGTGACAAACCTGACAGGCACAGCGTCCATCAACATTAACGGTACTGTGGGCGCTACAACAGCAAACACCGGCAAGTTTACAACCTTGACCGCAGCGGGCAACACCATCCTGAGCAACGTCAACGTGATTGGTGCAAGCTACGACAGTGTGTCTTTCTCTGTTGCAGGTGAAGAGCTCACAGCTCACGGTATATTTTTTAGCCCTGACGGATTTCGGATGTACATATCTGGAACTACTGGAGATGATGTAAACGAATATCGTTTGTCTACGGCATGGGTTGTTTCATCTGCGGTGTATTCCACTGTTTTTTCTGTTTCATCGCAAGATACAACCCCGCAAGGTTTGTATTTCCGTGCCGATGGCACAAAAATGTATGTTGCTGGCGCTGCAAATGATTCTGTGTTTCAGTACACACTCAGCACGCCTTGGTCGGTTGCAACAGCGTCTTACGACAGCATTTCTTTTTCTTTTGCAGGACAAGAAACAACCCCTACTGGAATTTTCTTTAAGCCCAACGGTCTGTCAATGTACATTGTTGGTCAAACAAATGACACTATTTATCAGTACACATTGTCAACTGCTTGGAATGTGTCAACAGCCACGCTTTTGCAATCGTTTTTAGTGTCAGGTCAAGAACTTACGCCCTCTGACTTATCATTTACTGGTGACGGTTCTCGGATGTTTGTTTTGGGTACAACAGGTGATGACATTAACGTCTACAACCTGACAACGCCTTGGGACATCAGCACATCAGCATTTGTAGGCGTGTTCAGTGTTTCTGCTCAAGACACAGCCCCTGTAGGAATTTACATCAAGCCTGATGGTACAAAAATGTACATTGTTGGCTCAACCAACGATGCCGTATTCCAATACACAGTACCAAGCATTGACATCCAACTGACTGGCCCAACTTCTGTTGCGGCTTTGGACGTACAACAAGACTTGATTGTCTACGGCAACACTCAGGCTTATAAAATCACAGCAACCGCATATACTGGAATCAACGGAGGAACCTTCTAATGGCTGCATCAGGCTTCACACCAATTCAACTCTACCGCACGACCACGGCGGCTGCGGTTCCAGTTAACACCAATCTTGCTGACGGCGAACTTGCCATCAATACGACTGACGAAAAGCTGTACTTTAAGAACGCCGCTGGCACCGTGAAGCTGTTGGCTTCGACCGCTGGTGCTGCCGGTGGCCTGACCTACATTTACACAACAACGCCAGTAACCGCCACAGACAATCAGGGTATCTTGGCTGACACTTCGGGCGGCGCATTCACCGTGACGCTGCCTGCTTCGCCTTCTGTCGGCAATCAAGTGGTTGTCGCTGATGCTGGCAATTCATGGGGCACAAACAACCTTACCGTGGGCCGTAATGGTTCAACCATCGGTGGTTTGGCTCAAGACCTTGTTTGCGACATTTCCGGGGTTAGCGTTCAGTTTGTGTATGACGGCTCGACTTGGGAGGTTTATGCACAGATTGGTGCAAATGGCGGTGATGCAGTCACGCTGAATGGCGTTCAGACCTTGACCAACAAGACCATTGCGTTTGCAAGCAACACATTGACTGGTGTGGTTGGAGAGACTGCAACTCAAACACTGACCAACAAGACCCTTACAGACCCTTTGTTGCTGCTCGGCGGGACAAACGGCACATTAGGTCAGGCGCTTGTGTCCCAAGGTGCAGGGGTAGCCCCGGCATGGTCTGCTGTTAGCGGTGGTGGCGCTAGTGCTTGGGTCAACTTTAACGGAACGGGTACAGTCGCCATTAGGGCATCATTTAATGTGACCAGCATCACTGACGTTGGCGTTGGCAATTACACAGTAAACCTTACCACCCCCATGGTAGACGGTAATGGTTGCGCTGTGGGAGCGGCTCGAAATTTTGGAGTTGCGGGGTCTTATTGCTCTGCGGGAACTCAGGCCGCAGGCACTGCGTTTATAAACACCTACAGCATTCCAAGCACTCTAGCAGACGTTAACTATGTGGCGGTTGCATTGTTTAGATAAGGAGACTCAATGTCAAACTACAGAATAATTTACCCAAGCGACACAGACGGCGTTGCCGTGATTGTTCCTGCACCCGGAATAGAACAATCGGAAGCCTTGAAATCAGTGCCTTCTGGCAAACCGTATTTAATAGTAAACGTAGACGACATCCCGGCAGAGCGAACATTTCGCAATGCTTGGCAAGCTGATTTTACAAACGCACCTTTGAAGACATGACATGATCACAGTCAACCTAAACAAAGCAAAAACAATCAGTCATGATCTTCGCAGGCAAAGACGCGCAGAGGAGTTTGCGCCGCTTGATGAAGTCATCATGAAGCAAATTCCCGGCACAGATGTCCAGACTGTGGAAGCGCAGCGCCAAGCGGTCCGTGACAAGTATGCGGCACTTCAGTCAAGCATTGACAGCGCTGCGGACCCAAGCGCGTTACTAACCATCTTGCAAGGCACGGAGTAACACATGGCAATACTTTCAAACATCATCACCCCATCCAACGTCCTGACTGCGACCAACACGCAGACGGTGACGAACAAAACCCTGACAAGCCCTGTCATTACGCAGAACATTCAGGTCATCAGCACCAACACCACGGCGGTTCGGTCAAGCACCTATGTGTTCACGGCGACTCTGACGTTGACCTTGCCAGCGTCACCCGCAGCAGGGGATATGGTGATGTTTGCCAACAGGTCGGCAACAGCTACACCTGTGATTGACCGCAACGGCAGCAACATCATGGGCCTTGCCGAAAACATGACAGTAGACAACGTAAACTACTTTGCCACCTTGGTGTACGCAGATGCGACCCGTGGCTGGATTTTCCAATAAGGAGCACACATGAGCACGATGAGTCAATTCTTTACTGGCGGCGGCGCTGTCACTGGTGATTTGCGTTCTTTCAACACAACCGTTGAAAACACAACAGGCTGGTTTCAAAACGGTACGCAAGCAGACAAAACCACAGATGCAACGCTGTACGCCTACTTGAACGGGAAGAGCCTTGCTGCCGATTGGGTTGATGTTACGACTTGTGCTACGCCCACCAATGTGTTCCCCGTTTCATCAAATCTTACCCCTTCTCCAGAGACTATTGCCAGAAACTTGGGCGTAAATAGATTTGTTCATACGGGCACATATTATTTGTATGCAAATGCTGCAATAGTTTATTACTCAACTTTGATAAACGGCCCTTGGGTGGCGTTACCAAGTAACTTTAGTGGTTTAGGTAATGTACTTGGGCTTACATGGATTTCTTCTTTAAATACCTTGATAATTTTTCGGCAGAACGGATATATCACTAGGTACGATCTGACCAGCGGAGTTGCCACGGCCTACGAACAACGTATTGTAAAAACAACCAGTAACTCTAATTTTGGGCAAGTGGCGTACAACACCTCGCTGTCAAAACTTGTGTTTGTTGATACGCAATCGGCTACTCCGACCATTTCAGCAATTGCGCTTGACGGCACAGGCAAGGTCAACTTTACCAACACGGCTGCGGGCACACCATTGGCGCTCAGTTCTGTTGCGGGTAAAACAATTGCCCTACACAACATTGCTGGCAGTTCAACGTCTGTGAAGTCTGCTGCGTCTGGAACTACTGATTTTACCGTCACCAATGCTTCAACATTGGGTGTTTCTGTATCTGGATCAGTTGGTGATATTGCCACTGATGGGACTAACATTATTTGTGCATACGCTACGCTTTTTGGCTCAGATTATTATGTTGTTTACCATTTCTTTAATGGCTCAACTTGGTCAACATACTCAACATTCGCAATCAATTTGCGTACCGCCACCAACGGCCCTAACGTGGTGTTTTTTGGTTCGCGTTATTATTTCTTTCAGGGCACTCCATCTACCAACTACGCAATTACAACAAACCCCGCTTGGTCTATTACCTCTTTGGGCGGCGCACCAACTAACCTGACGAGTTCTTTTAAAACCGCAAGCTCAAGAACAGTAATTCCGTCTGCGGTTGCGAACGGCAAGTTGTTTTGGTCGTACCAACTTAACGGTGGTACATACCAGTTTAACGCTGTTTGTTTTTCAACATCCGACAACCTCACTACAAACGCTTTTGAATTTATTTCTACAAGTCGGCTTGGAGCAGCTACTTACGGTAACGTAATTGGAATTAACTCATCAGGAAAAGTTTACACGGCGTATGTTATAAACGGGAATAGTTCACAGTTGTATCCCGGAATTGCTTGCATTTTAAGTACAACAGATTATGTAACATGGACTCTTGAAAACCTATTCTTTGATGTATCAGACCAGTATTTTACTTATGTGGTTAATTATGTTGACTTGGATAAAATTACTTGTTCTGGTAATGCGGCTTACTTTTTTATTCAAAGGTTTAGCAGCAGTTCTGTTACATCATTAATAATGCTCAAAACCACTGATGCGTTTGCAACTGCGGCAGCGGTGACAATTGATTCAAGTACTGCGAATAGCGCAGGTGCTCGTTCATACAGCGTAACCGATGGAACTTTTGCTTATTTGCTACAAGCAGTTGCCACATTCTCAGGGAACACATCTCTTACATATAGGATTAACCGAATCACTTTATCAAGTGGTGCATATACAGAAACTTGGGCAACAGTTCAAACGGCCACCGCTTTCTCAAGTACTACAGATTATTCAGGTAATTTTTTAGCCAATTCCACTACAGCCGCACAGCTTGCTTTCAGGCCTTCTCTGGTGCTGGATGGGACAACGCTGTACGCCGGGTACATGTCTAGCGTCTATGATGGCCCTACGAACTACCAGTACAGCTACAAGACCATAACAACCGCTGGCACTGTGACGGACACCAACATAACAACACTTTCAACTGTTATTGGAAACTACACATCTTTGGCATCAGACGCAAACTATGTGTACATGACGACCAACGGCATATCAAAATGGCTGAAGGCTGCAAACAGCATTACTGCTGCTGGTATAGCAATTGGCGACAACGCCTTCAGAATTCCTGATTTCAGCAACAACAGCTACAGAAACAACGCTGGCGCAGGCTTTACATTAAGCAGTCTTACGGGCATTGGTGATCTGTTTTCTCGGGCACAACCCGCATCCGTTGCAGGCGTGGTCTTGACCAACAACGTGCCGACTGCGTACATAAACAGCCAACTCACAATTGTCAGTGGAACCGTGAAGGCTTTTTGCAATTTTGACCCTGTTGGCTCTACAAACTTCATTTACAGGCTGACGCAAAACACAACCAAGTTTGGCGTTCCCGCAATGACCACAAACGCAACAGGCGTGACTCAAACCACCGCTTTCATTAAAGGCTGACAACCATGACAAAGTTTTACCAATACGCCCCCGATGGGCTGTACATCGGTGAGGTTGATCTGGACTACCCGACAGCGCCAGAGGGGTACACGGAAGTGGCTCCTGTTGGCTCACCTTGGGGCTTGTACTTCATTGATGGCGTGTGGCAAGCTCCTCCCCCCGTGCTGCCCAATCACATCACAGTTGGCTCTTTCTTTGACCGCCTTGGCGACCAGAAGTGGCCCATCCTTGCAGACACCAACCCATCAGTTCAGGCGCTCATCAAGGACGCCAGTGTCCGCAAGTGGATCAACCTCGACGACCCACAAGTGCTGACGGGTCTGCAAATGGTGCAGAACGCTGGACACAACATCGACCCCACTGCGATAATCACTGCACCCATCCAACCTGAAGAACGCCCGTAAGGACTATCCATGTCAAGCACCTTTTCCAACCTCAAATTTGAGCTGATCGGCAACGGTGAGCAGTCGGGCACATGGGGCACCACGACCAACTCCAACATCGGCACGGCCATCGAGCAAGCGATTGTGGGTATGGCCACGCTGGACTCCGGCGACTTCTCCACCAACGTCTGCACACTGACGCTGGCCAACACCACGGCTGCACAGGACGCTCGGGCTTTGTGCTTGAACATTGCTGCTGGCGCGGTATCCGCTGCGGGCACGATCAACGTCCCGGCCATCCAGAAGCCCTACATCGTCATCAACGGCTCCAGCTTCACAGTCACCGTGAAGGTCTCAGGCCAGACTGGCGTAGCGGTCCCTGCTGGTAAGCGCACAGTGGTGTACAACAACGGCACCGATGTGGGGGATCAGCTTACGTGGTTGCCTTCGGCCACAGTGAATAACACCAAAGAGATTGTCACCGTCTCCGCCACGGTTGCAACAGGCACGGTGAACTATGACGCAGCCACCCAGTCAGTGCTGTACTACACCTCCAATGCGTCGGCAAACTGGACGGTGAACATCCGGGCCTCAAGCTCGGCAACGCTGGACTCTACGTTGAACGTGGGGGAATCCCTAACGATTGCGTTCTTGGTGACGCAGGGCGCGACAGCGTACTACAACAGCGCTGTGCAAGTGGACGGCGCTTCCGTAACGCCGAAATGGCAAGGCGGATCGGCTCCATCTTCTGGCAACGTGTCCAGCGTGGATACGTATTCGTATACAGTCATCAAGACCGCATCGGCCACCTTCACGGTTCTGGCCTCCTTGACGCAGTTTAAGTAGGAGCCGACATGCCTTTAGTTTCCACGTTTGGCTCTGTATCGGCTCGCGGCTTTGGCTTTTTGTCAGGCGGTCGCCTGCTGGATGTTGAGTACCTGCTTGTGGCCGGTGGTTCTGGCGGCAGGTTTAATTTTGCTACGCCCGGTGCCGGAGGTGGTGGCGGTGCAGGTGGCTACGTAGCAAGCACGGCTACCTTAGTTGGGTCCAACACTATTACTATTGGCGCTGGGGGACAGTACGGTTTTAACGGGGGTCAAGGTCAGTTAATTGGAAAAACTATAAACCTTAACGTAAATGGTGGGGGTTGTTTTAGTTCGGGCGGCTCTGGAGCTGGCGGTTCATTCACCAGCCCAACGGGCGTAGTGGGGACGGCAGGCCAAGGTAACAACGGCGGTGATGCGTATATTGCTGGTGGCACAGATCACAACGGCGGTGGTGGTGGCGGCGGTAAAAGTGCCGTAGGTGCAGTGGGTAATGTCTCGGGGTTAAACGTCAATGGCGGCAATGGCGCTAACGGCCTTGCTTGGCTCAACGGAACCACGTACGGTGGCGGTGGCGGTGGCGGCGCAAACGCAGCATCCGGAAGCTCTTACACGCCCCAAATCGGTATAGGCGGTACAGGCGGCGGCGGTACAGGCGGCAGATCAAAAGGCGGAGGGCTCGATAATCAGACAAACGGTACGATAAACACAGGTGGTGGAGGTGGAGGTTACTCGGAATTCACGGGTACTTTTACTGGCCAAGGCGGTTCGGGTATTGCCATTATTCGATACCTGAGTGCAGCACAAAGAGCATCTGGAGGGACCGTCACTACGGCTGGTGGGTACTACTACCACACGTTTACATCTTCAGGCACGTTCACTGTTTCTTGAGGCACCATGGCACATTTTGCACAAATCGACCAAGACGGACTTGTCACGCAAGTGGCGGTGATTGACCAAGCGACTTTGGATACGGGGCTTTGGGGTCCTGTTCAGTCGTGGGTTCAGACCAGCTACAACACACATGGCGGGGTCTATTACACCCCCAACACAGCTACGTCTGACCCAGACCAGTCAAAAGCGCTTCGCAAAAACTACGCGGGTATTGGTTTTACGTACGACGCTGCCCGTGATGCGTTTATCCCACCTAAACCCGAAGGGGATGGCTGGGTACTTGACGAGTTTTCCTGTCTGTGGGTGCAGCCCACATGACCACTTTAATAACCGGACCGCACCTGCGGGAAAAGGCGGTGCTGGCAGACCATCGTATCTGGTTAACGTCTGCCCAAAACATTGAAAGGCTCCCATGAAATTACTCGCCCTTGCAGTCTGTTCCGTGGCCCTGACAGGCTGCGCCACCAACGAATACGCAGCCTACGCTGATATTCACAAAGCGCAATCCCAAGCGCAAGTTGCCCGCTACAAGGCGCTCTCTGACATCGCGGCGCAAGGCGACACTGCGGCCAAAGTTGCTGCTGTCATGTCCTTGCAAATGGGTGCTGTCCAGAATCAAACGCAAGTTGCAGCGCCCAAGTCATTTGGTGAGCAGTTGCTTCAGTGGACGGCGGTCTTGCTGCCAACCGCAACGCAGATTTACAGCGTGGGCAAACAAGCTCAGGTCGGCATAGCTCAGAGCAACAACGCCCGTGATCTAGGTGTCAGCACAAACGCTGCCTTTGTTGGGATAGCTGGCAAGATTCAAGCACCCGCAGCCAACGTGACCACCACGAACACCACGACCACAACAACCAACACCGACAGCACGCACGCTCCGACTGTTGTTACTCAGCCTGCGCCAATTGTTGTGACTCAGCCTGCTCCGATCACGATCACGCAGCCAGCCCCAGTGATTGTGCCAACGACCACCCTGACCTGCACAACCGGACCTTGCTGATGAAAGACTGGGCTGTTGCATTTATTGCTGCGGTCCTTCTTGTTGGGCTCATCGTCTGGTGCGCCCGTATTTTTATTGGAGTGATATATGGTTGACCTTACCAAAGCCATTGGAGCTGTTGCCGCCAGTGTTGCTGCGTTAGGTGGCAGCTACACCCTTGCCGACAAGTTTGGTTTGCTTGACAGGGCCATTATTGAATGGACTCCCGAGCATTTTAAAATTGTGGCCGAGGCTGGTAAGCCCATCAACGTAACTGTTGCGCGGATTAAAAAACGCGACGACTGCTCTGTTGAGAGCTTTACGCCAAGCATTCGTGATGCGGCAGGCATGGTGCATGAGGCAACCACCACAGCAAGCAAGTTCAGTGGTCCAGCAGGGCCAGAAATTGACACTTTCACCTACCAACTTACGATGGTCAGAAAAGAAAAAATTGCCAGTGGTAAAGCAACTTTGCTGGCGA